AATTTTGATTGATCACGACAGTGATGTGGAAGATATTCGTGATGCATTTAAAGGCGATGCTGATATTAAACGAGCACTAACAGTATATCTTGACAACGATAAAGATTATGCAGAAGACGAAGAAGATGTTGACGAAGACGAAGAAATAGAACACGACTGGGAAGATTGATGTGGTACAGTCGTGTAGTTGCAGATCTCAGTGCAATACCTGATTTTATTGCACATTATGAACAAGAACTTGATACTGCCAAACGTGATTGTCGTATCGGCGGCGTAGTTGAAAGAAACATATCTGCACTTCCTGGAATTACTGAACACAGATTTAATCAACTTCAAGAAATTGAAGCAGTATTAAATTATCTCAACATACAATTACGAAAGATTCGACGCAGGCATTTTCAAAGATATCTAGAAGGATATGCTCGCGCATTAACCAGTAGAGATGCTGAAAAATACGTTGATGGCGAAGACGAGGTTATTGATTTTGAAACCATCATCAATGAAGTGGCTTTATTGCGCAACAGATGGCTAGGCATCATGAAAGGACTTGATACAAAACAGTGGCAAATGGGACACATTGTGCGACTGAGAACTGCTGGAATGGAAGATATACAGATATGATTACTTTTGCCACTCCGGAACAAAGCCATGCTCACAGTCTTCAAACACTCAATGCATTGTATGAGTACGATGACTACATGGAAAGTATCGGCACTTTAGTAGATCTAGGATGTGGAGCCGGATTAGATTTAGCATGGTGGGCTGGTGCTACCACGCGAGACGAAACACCTCGTCCGTTAAATATACAATGTGTAGGAGTAGATCAAGTTGAAAGTCTACCAATCGCAAAAAAATATGCTAATGCCACTTACCAACGTACTGATTTTGAAGATAAAATTTATCCTGCAAAAAATAAAAACTATGATGTACTTTGGTGCCACGATGCTTTTCAATATTGCCTGGATCCCATTGGGACATTGATTAAATGGAGAAATATCGCCAGCGATGGAGCCATGTTGGTACTCATAGTTCCAAAAACCATAACTGTACATCACCGCCAACTGGCATATTTTCAATACAACGGATGTTATTACCATCATACTATGGTAAGTCTCATACATATATTGGCTATTGCAGGGTGGGATTGTGCGTCAGGATTTTTTCAAGAAATGCCAAATGATCCGTGCATACATGCCGTTGTATACAAAAGTGCACAAGAGCCAATGAACCCTCGAACAACAACATGGTATGATTTGGCACAAAGTAATTTATTGCCAGAAAGTGCTACCAAAAGTATCAATGCACATGGTTATTTACGTCAACAAGATTTGATTGTACCTTGGTTAGATCACAGTTTAACTTGGTTTGGTAAACTTTGATTATTTTAAATAAACAGTACCCACAACACTAAATGTAGAATTTTTAACTTCTGTATAATATGCATAGATAAGTAATGCTATGGAAAATAAAACTCAACGTCAATGGGGATATTATACAGTGCTGTATGAAAACGGATCCAAAGTCAAAGTAAAAGAACTAACTGTGGACCCTGGAAAACAACTCAGTATGCAACGGCATGCTGATCGGGCCGAACATTGGTTTGTGGTAGAAGGAACTGCCACAATCTATACTATAAATTGCAGTACTGACATAGAATTATTAGATACATTTGACCAGTTTCAACATATACATATCAATCAAAAACAGTGGCATCAATTGGCCAATGAAACCGATCATCCATTGAAACTAGTTGAAATTCAATATGGAGAAAATTGTGTAGAAGAGGACATAGAACGACTATGACACCTGTCCCAATTTTTATTGGGTATGATCCTAGAGAAGCTATTGCGTATCATACATGTGTAAACAGTATTATTCGGCATGCCAGTCAACCAGTGGCCATTGTGCCTATTGCATTAAACTTGTTTCGCGATTATAAAGAAACGCACACAGATGGTAGCAATCATTTCATCTACACACGATTTCTTGTACCGCATCTAATGGGATTCAAAGGATGGGCAATTTTTATCGATGGAGATATGATTGTACGAGATGACATTATAAAATTATGGAATCTTCAAGAAATTGACAAAGATGTCATGGTAGTCAAACACAACTATCAAACTCGAATGCCTGTTAAATATCTTGGCGCAAAGAATGAAAACTATCCAAGAAAAAATTGGTCAAGTGTTATATTGTGGAATTGTAATAGTTTTCCAAATCGTCAACTAACCCCAGAGTTTGTACAAAAATCTTCAGGTTCATTTTTACATAGATTTTCTTGGTTAGCAGATGATCGTATAGGAGAACTCCCGCCAGAATGGAATTGGTTACCCGACGAGTACGGGGTTAATACTGACTCTAAATTATTGCATTACACACTGGGTACACCTTGTTTTCAAGAGTTTGCAGACACTCCACAAGCCGACGAATGGCATCGAGAAAGAATACTTACTGAATATTGTCAACAGAGGATTGAATGAGTTTTGAAAATCTGCCTCCAGACATTAAACAATTGTTTGATGATATTTTAAAATATCGTGTTGATCCAGCCGGTGATCATTACGGGATACACCCAGACATATTAAATAAACAAATTAGTATGATTAAAACAAATGCCATACATGCAGTAGATTCAGACGGAAAAGAAGATTATAATCCCATACTGAAAAGTTTTGTCATGGGCTGCGGAGGTCAAATAACCTACTGGAATAAAACTGCAGATAGCATGATACCAGTGGTTGTACGTGGAGTTACCAAGCGCAAAGTCATGGAAGCATGCCGTGCACAAGGCCGAGACTTTTATTACATAGACACAGGATATTTTGGAAATCCTGCCAAAGGTAAATTATACCATAGAATAACTCGCAACGACGTACAGTATTTTGGTCCAGTTCTAGATCGGCCCAGTGATAGATTAGCACAAACAGGCATTGGTTTTAAAAAATTTCGCCCGGGCAGTAACATATTGTTAGCTCCGCCTAGTCAAAAGTTACTGATGATGTACGACATTGATCTAGAAACTTGGTTAAACAACACCATAGAGGAAATAAAAAAGCACACTGATCGGCCCGTTGTAATTAGAAAGAAACAAAGTCGTGCTATAAGAATGACTGAAGATACCATGGAAATGGCACTGAATCAAGATGTGCATTGTTTGGTTACGTTCAGTAGTATTGCTGCCGGCGAAGCATTACTATTAGGTAAACCTGCAATCACACTAGGACCAAACGCAGCTGCACCACTGTGTAGTCAAAATCTGAGCGAAATAGAATGTCCAAAAATTCCTACCCTGGATGAAGTCAGAGCCTGGGCCGCCAACTTGGCCTATAATCAGTTTACCGAAGCAGAAATGCGCAACGGCACTGCTTGGAGTATACTACAAGGCAATCATGATTGATGTTGTAGTCTACGTAAGTTCAGTTTTAAATCCCAACAAACACCCTAGAAAAGTTGCCTGCTTGGAAAATTTTGCCGAAGGTGTGCGACGTGTGGGACACACGGTGCATGTGGAACACGGCAATACGTATACCACTTCCAGGCTTGCAGTTATACTAGGTTGGGTCAGCGACGACGGCCAAGCACAAAATATACAACTGCGACGAACCATTATCCATCAACAACGCCAACAAGGATATCATACCATGTGCATTGATGCCAGTTGTTGGAAATATCTTGATGATTACGGTACATACCTACGCTATAGCCTTGGTGGTCCTTTTTATGACACAGCTGAATATGCCAATCATGACAGTGGTCCAGAAAAATGGCAAGAAATCAGCAGCCGACTGAGAGTGCAATTGCAAGAACCAAAAATATCAGACTCGGGTTATATTTTAATTTGTGTACAACGCGATGGCGGGTTTGCAATGAAAAATCTTGATCCATTGGCCTGGCTTGACAGTAAAATACAAAGCATACGAGCCGTAACCAACAGACCCATCATGGTAAGGCCGCATCCTGGCACTTGGCTGGATCCAGCGGCACAACGTCTTAACAAACACGGGCAAAAAAAATCATACACCAACAAATACCATTGGCAAGATTTTCAACCCATGATTGATCGTTACACAGTGCAGGTCATTGACCCATTGACCAGTCAATTGCAAGATAATCTTGTTGGAGCACACTCGGCAGTATTTTTCAATAGCTCGTCGGCAGTGGCTGCAGTTTGTGCAGGAGTTCCTGTATTTGCAGATGATGCCAGTTGTGTTGCCTGGTCAGTGGCCAACAAAAATATTGCTGACATTGAACAACCTCAGGTGTTTGATAAACAACAGTGGCTCAATGATTTAGCTGCCGCCCACTGGAGTGACGAAGATGCTCGCGCAGGCCGCATCTATCAAAAGTTTTTGCCTTACTTGAACCAGTCTTCAGTGTAGAGTTGGTCAGTTCTAAAATACCAATGCAGTTTGGATCCAGTCCAGTCTGCAAATTGTTCTTGGTACCATTCTTGACTACGTTGAGCAGAAAAATAAGCAGTATCGTAGATTTGTTTTTTACCTTTTGGCGGCCGTGAAGGATCAACCAACCCAATAAAACAAACTTTACTAGTGTAACTCATTAAACGTTGTTTGAGCCAAGCAATGTCTGCATCTGGAATGGTTCCGATGACCTGTGTACACGACACTATATCATATTTTTTTTGTTCTGGGTCTTGAGCAAATTCTTCTACGCAAGGATCATACAACGAAACTTGATCTAGACCCAGCCATGCCTGGAATCGTTGCGGATATTCTTCAGGTAAAAATACGTGACTATTGCTCCATTGGTACCCTTTGCCGCAACCATAATCCAGTAGAGTTTTACAATTGTAGTGTTGGACCAAGTCGCGTATTTGTCTACGATACTTGAACGTGTCTCGGCCGTCCCAACTTTTATTTTCTAACTGAAACTTGGT